GTCAAATCATCTCTCGTCTCTATGCTGGTGAGATACCAAGCTGGGATGTATCTAAGGTTCGTCCGGCTGGTGCTAGACTTAAGACATTTGGTGGACGTGCGTCAGGTGCTGAACCTCTTGAGAACTTGTTCAAGTTTACTATCGGTATCTTTAAGAAGGCTGCTGGACGTAAGCTTACTAGCCTTGAGTGCCATGACCTTATGTGTCAGGTAGCAGCAGCAGTTGTTGTAGGTGGTGTACGTAGGTCTGCCATGATTAGTCTGTCTGATCTTAATGATGACCGTATGCGTCACGCTAAGATGGGCAACTGGTGGAACGAACAGGTCAATCGTAGTTACGCTAATAACTCTATCTCCTTTACAGAACGGCCAGACATGGGTAGCTTCCTACGTGAGTGGTCAGCAATCTATGAATCTAAGTCAGGTGAGAGGGGCATCTTTAACCGTGAGGCAGCGAAGGCTAAGGCAGAAGCTATTGGAAGAGAAGTTAGAGATGACTTTGGAACCAACCCCTGCGGAGAAATCAGCCTCAGAAGTAAACAGTTCTGCAACCTCTCAGAAGTTATCATCAGAGAAACAGACGGAACAGAAGACCTCAAGAGGAAAGTTGAAATCGCAACTATCATTGGGACGATTCAATCAGCCCTTGTGGACTTCAAATATCTGTCACCGAAATGGAAGAAAAACTCCGAGGAGGAACGGCTACTAGGTGTATCCCTCACTGGTATCTTTGACCATAAGATTATGTCAGGACAGGGAGAGTATGAGAAGAGTGTACTATCTACTACACTAGAACAGCTACGTGACATTACCCGTAAGGTTAATAAAGAGTGGGCCGATAAGCTAGGCATACCAGCATCGAAGGCTATCACTACAATTAAACCTAGTGGTACTGTGTCACAGCTTGTTAATAGTGGTAGTGGCATCCATCCTCGATATGCTAAACACTATGTCCGTAGAGTAAGGGCTGATGTTAAAGACCCCCTTGCTGACTGGATGAAAGAGCGTGGAGTACCATGTGAAGTAGATGTCTACAATCCACAGAACGTAGTCTTCAGCTTCCCTATGGCCTCTGCTGATAATAGTCTGACACGTCACGATGTCTCAGCTATTGAACATCTTGAACTATGGTTGACATACCGCAAGTACTGGACTGACCACAACCCATCAGTAACTATCTACGTTGGTGATGACGAGTGGGCAGAGGTAGGTGCCTGGGTATGGAAACACTGGGACGAGGTGTGTGGTGTATCCTTCCTCCCTCGTGAGGATGATAACCATACTTATGCTCAGGCTCCCTATGAAGAAATCACGCAGGAACAGTATGCTGAACTAAAAGAAAAGATGCCTGTACTAGACTTCTCTGAGTATACAGAAGTATATGATAATACAACATCTTCTCAGGAATTAGCCTGTACTGCTGGCATCTGTGAAATCTAAAGTTACAACATTAGCGAAAGTTTGTTCACTATGAGAGTACTAGGAAACGATTTTAATATAACAGATGGATTGCTCAACCACCTACGCAACCTATATCCTAACAAGCTTCCGCTTTCACAAGTTACCCCTGAGGAATTAGCTTTCCTTAGGGGGCAACAATCAATTATAACTAAACTTGTAGAACTACAAGGACAAGATTTCGAGGATGAATAAATATGGGTGGATTATTTAGTCCAAAGATGCCCAAGCCTCTGCCTCTTCCTGCACGTGCTATTACTGCTGTTACTAAAACACCAGACATAGAATTTGCTGATACTGATTTAGCTTCAAGTATGTTAGGAAAAGCGAAGAGAGGTAAGAAGGCTCTTAGAACAGAACTACTAGATCGGATGTCAGCACAAGTAAGTAGTGCTGCCTCTGGTTTACAGATACCAAGGGGTGGTCAGTAGTATGGGCTGGTGGAAAAAAGCAAAGAAAAAACTAAAGAAAACTGTTAAGAAAGCAGTTAAAACTGTTACAAAACCAGTCAATGCAATAGCTAGAACTGCCCTGAAAATACCTAGTGGTGGGGGACTTAAAGGTCTAACTAAAGCCTTTAAAAAGGTAACCAAGACTGCTGCAAAAGTACCTAAGGCTGTAGTTAAAGAAGTCTCACCAATAGCCAAGGCAGCTTTGAAAATACCTAGGACTGTTGTTAAAACAGTATCGAAAGTTCCAGGCGCTATAGTAGATGTAGCCGAAGATGTAGGCAAGGCTGTGGCCAGTGTTGTTTCACCTAAGGTTCCTAAGGTTCCAACACAAGTTCAGGCAGCACGCACCGCAGCGCCAAGAGAACAGGACGAGGAACTACAAACAGTTATTGAGACTGCGGGTGCCGCTAAAAAGCGTAGACGTAGAGGCAAGAGAGGCCTCGTAGTACAACCAGCCGCAGCAAACGTAGGCGGTACTGGTGC